CGGCCTCGTGCAAGCCTTCGGGGATGTCAGCGGAGTAGTTCTGCACCTGTGCGCTCATGCGATGCGGCCGAGGCCGGGATAATTGATCGGGGCGCCCCAGGTCGCCGTCGGCGGCTCGTGCGCCACGCACATCAGGCCCCAGGCGTCCGCTCCGTTGCTAGACCAGTCGTGCATCGGCCCTAGGCCTATGCCGCGCTCGTCGTCGCGCTTCTCCTGATACCAGGCCAGCGCCTCAAGCCCAGGCCCGCACGTCGGCTCGTGAATCCAGATGCTCGGCCACAGGCGCCTGGCCTCCTGAATGCGCGCCATCGCGGCGCCCTTGCCCTGGTTTGGAACAACCGTGACCGTGTAGCCCGCCTCTCTGAGCGCGCTGGCGTAGCTCACGTCATAGACCTTGTCCTGCGTGTCGCCGTCGTGCGGCAGCCAGATGTCGGTGGTCTTCGCTGTGTGCCCTTGCGCGGCCAGCCACTGCAGATGCGCGCTCACCGGCTGGCCGACGGCCTCGTAGTAGTCCAGCACGCGGATTTGCAGCCCCACGAACTGCGCGATCCAGATGGCGAAGGCGTCGGCCTTGGCCCCGGTGCCGCCGATGTCCACGAAGGCCCGCTTGCGCATGATCGGGTCAGCCGGGACGATGCCGATTCGGCCCTCTTCTCGCGCCTTGAGGATGTAGCTGGCGAAGTAAGCGCCCTCAACCACGCGGAGATAGTCGCCTTCCCAGACGTGCGGGTAGCTGCCCGGCCGCATCTCCATGTCCTCGCGGCGCTCGCGGTCCAACTTCGCAGGAAACCGCGGGTTGTCGCGCCAGTTGACCTCGGCGATCTTCATGCGCGCTGTCCGCTGCACCCTGAAGCGCTTGTCGGTCGCGCTGCCATTGCGCTTTGGGTTCCACGTCACCCACAGCTCGGCGTGCCAGTGCTCGCCCTCTTCCCGCAGCGTCGGGATGAGGATTTGCCACGCGCTCTCGGTGACGTTCTCCGCCTCGTCAACCCAGGCCAGCAGGATGCGCGCCGTTGACTTGATGCTGTCGATGTTGCGGTCAAGGCCCGCGAACACGTACCGCACCCGGCCGTCCTTGGTCTTGATGTAGGTCTCGCCCAGGTCAAAGTGGGCGGCCAGCCAGGGCTCCTCCGCAATCGCGGCCTTGACCTCGGCGAACGACGAATCGGCCAGGGAGTTCTGATACTGGCGGCCGCAGAGAATGACGCCCTCGATGCCCTCTTTGGCGAAAGCATAGGCCCGCACCGCCGACATCTTGGCGAAGCTGCGCGTTTTGCCGCTACCCCGGCCGCCGTGAGCGCCGCGCACGTCAGCCTCCCCGGCAAACACCGGGATCAGCTTCGGGACAATGGCGATCTGAGCGGTCGTCACTTCGGCTGCAGCGGCACGATCTCGATCCGCGCGACGGTTTGCACCGGGCCGCCGTCAGCGCCTGTCACCTGCAGCGGCAGCACCTTGCCCACCAGCGTCAGGAACGCACTGGCCGTGCGAGGGTCAGATGCGCGCTGAATCAGGTACTCGACGCCGCCGGCACCTTCGAGGGCCTGCAGCACCATCTCCTTGACTTCGCGCGTGGTCTTGTTCATCGACCCCTTTGGACGCCCCGGCCCCGCGCCCATAGCCGCGGCGCCTGTGGGTTTGCGCTTCGTTTTTGAAACCGTTGCGACCATCTTCACTTCCTTCGTTTCAATCGTTGCAGTCAAGGCCACGCGAGCAGCTTCTCGCGGATGGCACACGCCGCCGCTTCCACGGTGATGTCGTGGCCTTCCTTGATCCACACGCGCCACGGCTCACGGCTGCGCCGATAGGCCAGCATGGGCTGCACGCCCTCAAGCTCGGCCTGCTCGACGGCCTGGCGCCACCAAGCCGGCCGCGAAAGCGACTCGCACCGCTTGACCTCAATCGCCCAGCCCTTGACGACGAGGCAATCAGCACCGCCGCCGCGCGTCTGCTGCAGATTCCGCGTCAGCATCTCGCCCAGCTCGGCGCCCAGCAGGCGCAGGAACTCGCGCTCACCGGCCGCGCCCTTGTTGCGGCTCATGCGGCCACTCACGGCGCCTCCTTTGGCGTGGCGAACGTCTCGGCCAGGCGCACGCGGATGTCAGCCACGCGGTAGCCGAAGGCGCCTTTAGCGGCGGCATTGCTTAAAGCCAAGGCGGCGGCGTGTCTGCTCATGTCGTGGCTCCTGTAGGGTTGCGGGCGCGTTGGCGATGGGCTTAGTCGGTCAGGCAAGTTGCATGTAGTCTGAAAAACGGGTGTAGCTGCTGGCAGCGCCGTCAAACTTGGCATTGATAAGCAGTTCGCTACGTTCGACGCCGAAGACGGTCATCGGCTTGGCGAGCGCCACGACGTATTCAAAGCACCCGTCTGTCTTGACAGTCAGGCGCCGCATCTCTGTGATGACGCCGCAAAACTGAAAGTCTCCGCAGTAGATGCCTTGAACTTGTTGGCCGACTTGCATGTTGCTTGCTCCGGGTTGCGTGTTGCGATGGGGTCTACTGTACGCCCACGCTAAACCTTTGCCATAGGTGTAAACCCTATCTCCACCGCCCACGGCCCCCGGCGCTGCTCGTAGACGTAGCGCACCCGCTCTCGGTCCCGGTCGTCTACGCCTAGCCACGCTGCCACGGCGTCGCGTACCGCTTTGAGGCTTCCGGCGAGATTATCGTCATCAAGGCCGCTGCTCGGGGCGATGCGGGTCAGGATCACCCGGCACGGTAGCTCGGGCTTGACCTGGCTCTGCAGCAGCCACGCGGCGGCCTCTTTCTCGGCCTTGACCCGGCGGGCGCGGGCGAAGTGATGCTCGCGGGAGTTTTGCCCTCGCTCGGTGCGGATGGGAACGACTATCACCAGGCCTCCCGGTATGCCATCAGGGCGTCGCGCAGCTTGTCGCGATCGTCGGTGCCGAAGTGCGCCTCCAGCCGCTGCCGTACCCGGTGCGCGAGGCTTTGCGATATCCCCATGGCCTGCCCGGTTTGAGCTAGCGTCTTGCCCATTAGCAGGCAGTCGGCTACCCCGCAGGCTAAGGCGTGCCAGTGTTCGCGCTGTCGGCCGGCTCTGTTCATGGCTTCTGCGCGTAGCCTGGGCAGTGTTGTTTCAACACCGCCAGCGCCCGGCTGATTTCCGCGCTCCACAGGGCTGCGCGCTTGTGGTTGTTGCACCGCAGCGGCCGGTAGTGCTGGCATGTCGTGCAGGTCACGCGCGGGTCAGTGTCGAGTTTGTTTTCTTCCATCTTCAAGCTCCAGTGCTTCCGATGCCCGTTTCCCGATCATCACCGGGCGGCCGGTCAGCAGCCCAGCGCCAGCGTTCGCCTGCTCGTGCATGCCCACCAGCCGGTCAGCGTGCGCCTCGTCAGGGCGCGAACTGTAGGCGCGGAATAGCTCGCAAAAACGGCGCTGCAGGAACGGCAGTTCATCCATCGGCGCTTGGCAGATAGCCGGCCAGCCGCCCATGTCCACGATAGCCGAGTGAATGGCCTTGTCCCCGAAGTCAGGCGACCCATACATGCCGACGCTGCCGATAGCCCGGTGGACAGTGCCCCATGCGACTAGGCTGCGGTCGGTATGGGTGCCGTGCAGGGCCTTGACGATATCCGCAGGCATGGGCGGGAATCGGCCGCGCTCCGGGTCCATCGCATGCGTCGTCAGGGCTTTGGATACCTGCTCCATGCTGTAACCCTTGCACGCCTCCCACCAGACAGTGAGCGCGAACTCACTTAGATCCTGTTTCCAGAATGCCAGCGCCGAGGTCAACGTAGCCTCAAAACGCTCCATGTCCTGCTCAGTCATGCGCCTTCCCCTTCATGCTTTCCAGCCAACGACGGCCAACTTCCCGATTGCGCGCCTCTAGCGCCTCCTGCTTATTGAAGTTGGCACCCCCCGGCCTGGCGGAGCTAGTCAGCAGCCACTCGGCCTTGAACCCGGCCCAGCCTTCAGCGGCAGCCCGGCCGATAGCCTGCGCTAGCGTCATCCCGGCTTTGTCCGCTTCGGACTGCACGCCAGCCAAAGCGGCGCTCGTCAGGGGCAGGCGTTTGGCTTTCCGGGCAGCTAGCCAGCTAGCGGCGTCGGCTTCTTCCACGCCCATGGATGTGAGGTCCGACACAGACACCAGCGCCGCAGGCGCGTTTGTCTTTTTTTTCTTCCCTCCTTCTTTTGCTTCTTCTTCTGCTTCTGTCTCCTTCTTAGGTTGATTCTGTTGAGCGTGTTGAGTTTGTGTTGAGGTGGTTGAGTCGCTTGAGGCTGATGCGGCCTTCGTTGAGCGTTTGTTGCGCCAGTATTCGCGGTGATACTCGCGGCGGTCCTCCTCGCGCTTTAGCTCGCGATAGTGCTTGTAGTTGACGATGTGCCAGCCCCATGATCGGCCTTCGGACAGTGGCAGGATGCGCCGCCCGCCCTCTGTCGGCGTCCGACTCTCAGGGTCCGCCTCCAGCAGCGCCACAATGCCAGCTTCGATGATTTCTAGCGGGATGGTGGTCCTGCGCGCGATGGCTGCGGCTGTCATGTCCACGTTTCCATCCGGGTCGGCCAAAACCAGAAGCTGCTGAAACGTGACCAGCGCCTGCCACGGGCCACGGGTGCAGAGCGTGCCATCGTAGATTTGCGCGAATACTTTAGCGTACATGTCCGACCCTGCCGGTCTTGAGTCTCAACATTTTAGCACGATCTAGGGGTTAACCACGCGCCACGTCGTCAGATCGCTCCCGCCTACCCGCTTCGTGCCCTTCGTCAGCATCAATTCGGGCATCAGGCGCAGCGTCTCGACAACGCGCTTTTGAGGGCTCGTTGACAGGCCCAGGCTGTGCATCTCGGCGTAGGTCATCGGGCGGCGCTTAAGGGCTTCAAAGATTAGGCGGCCCTGGGTTCTTGCGGTTCATGCGGCTTCCTTTGCGGGTTGTTCGCGGTCCAGCTCTTCCAAGTCAAACAAGCTGGGCATGCTGACCTGCTTTTCGGCAGACTTGAGGTAGTGGACTTGATCCATGAAATAGCCCGGGTTCAGCTCGCTCCCGCCACCACGGCGGCCCTTGATGATTGCCCTATAGGGCACGGTTCCGAGTCCGCAGAATGGGTCATAGACCAGTTCTCCCGGGTTGCTGTATCGCTCAATCAGCCGGTCCACGATGTCAAACTGCAGCGGGCAAACATGCTTCTCGACGGCCCGGCGCGACTGCTCGCTATTGAGCGTCAGCATGCGCGTAACGTCGTGCCAAACGTCCGGATGATGCGATCCTGGCGCAAGGCTCATAAACGTTGAAGGCAACGCGCCGCGCGCCTCCAACTCTTCACCGATGCGGACGTGGAATTCGTAGTCATAGACCGACTGCAGGCTGTACTGCGTGAACAGGCTGGCCAGCTTGTCAGGTCCAAGACCGGCCAGCTCCTCGGCGGTAATCTGGCGGTTTCCGCTGCTGCGCCAGAATGCGTGCGCGTCCACTTGCCAGTGTGCGCGGGTATATTCCGCTTTTGACTTCACCACCGGCACGTCAGCATATCCGCGCGAGCGATCCGTCTGCGGCTTGCGGAACAGGACGACATACTCCGGTGAGCCTACGCCCATCTTCGTGCCGTCCTTGCACTGCTCAGACCAGCCGAGGCGATAGGTCTGGTTATTCTCACGCACCACGTCGGTAACCACGGTGATAAGACCCATGTAGTCGAAACCATGCTTTCGCCCGTGCATGATGGCTTCGCAGTGGAACGGGCTAACGGTCGGAGCACCGGCCCCTGTGACGTTGCCAAACAAGATGCGGTCTTTGACGTGGCATGCGTAGACGCGGCCAGGCTTCAAGATGCGCAGCAGTTCGGGCGTCAGGTGATCCATCTGCTCCCAGAAATGGTCGTTGTTTTCCGTGTGTCCGAAGTCGTTATAGCTCGGGCTGTATTCGTAGTGATTCGCGAACGGGATTGACGTCACGATCAAGTCGACGTGGTTCTCAGGCTTGATCTTGGCCTCTTCCACGCAATCATTGTTTGCCACGCTGAACAGTTCGCCAGTGACTTCGATCCGCTCCACGCCGATGGAGCGCGCTAGCGTTTCCTGCATGGCCAACTGATTCAAACCGTACCGCTTGATGATGTCGCTCATGTTCTTAACCAGTTCCTCATGTTGCGCCCATTTGGCTTGAAGGGTTCGCAAAACCTCGCGCTCGGCTTCGCTGTAGATGATGTCGATTCGCACCGGGTGCGGCTGCTGGAATCTCTGAACGCGGTGTATCGCTTGTATGAAATCGTTGAACTTGAACCCGATGCCCGCAAAGATTTCCCGATGGCAGTGCCGCTGAAAATTACAGCCGCTGCCAGCGATTACCGGCTTTGTCGAAAGCACGCGGAATTTCCCATCGCCAAAGTCAACGATGCGCCGTTCGCGCTCTTCCAGGTCTTGACTGCCCCAAACGCTGACGGCTTCAGGAATGGCCGCCTGCAGAGCATGCCGCTCAGTTTCTAGGTCGTGCCAGATAACAAAGTGATCTTCCGGCGCTTCGGCGACTAGCTGCGCAGCCACGGCGACTCGTCCCGGCATGCTGTCGCGCTTCTCACCGGCCGCCGCGCTAAGGCCCATGGCCGGATCTGTAAACATCAGGGCTTGACCGTCGCGGTCAGTACCTGCCCGGCTGTAATCGCTCGGCACCTCGTGGTAACGAACGTCCAGCGGCGGCAGGTCATATCCATCGTCGCTATAGCCAAGGTCGCTCGGCTTTTGAACGAACACGGCCCACGATGACACCCAAAGCCAGAACTCTTGTTCCTTGTGCGGGTACAGCGTCAGGTTTCCGGCTTTCTCGCTATCGCGCTGGAAAAACCGCGTCAAGGCCTGGCCGGTATCCATGACGCCGAGAAATCCGGCGTAGTGGATCAACTCTTTGAACCGATTCGGGCTCGGAGTCGCTGTGTTGACCAGCTTAAACCGCACACCCTCAAACAGTGGCAAAAACTCTTGATAAGTTTTGGAGCCAAACGACCGGAGCACGCTGGCTTCGTCTAGGCTGACCGCGGTGAACAGCGCCGGGTCTAGCTTACCGTCGCGGATCGTCTCGTAATTCGTGACGTAAAACCCACCGAAATCGCCCATCTCTGAAGCGCTGCGGATGAACTTCAAATCCATGCCCAGCATGGCAGCATCTCTAATCAATTCTTGACGCACACCAAGCGGGCACACGATCAACCCGTTGCCGCCGACTTGAATGATGATCTGGCGCAGCCACTCGCACTGCATGACAGACTTGCCAAGGCCGAAGCTAGCGAAGATCGCACGGTTGCCCCCGAGCACGGCCCATCGCACAATGTCGCGCTGGTGCGGGTACAGACACGGATGCGCTGCTTCGGGCTTGATGTCAAAGCCTTTGAAGCTCGCCATCTTGATTTTGTCGCGCAGAAACGCGGCGTAGTCGCTCACTTCGTCTCCTTCGGCTTCATGCAGTTCCCGCACTTATACGGCGTGCGGCCTCGAAAAACGCCCGTCCGGTGCCGGTGGCCGCAAAGCCACAGCCGGCGGGTATCCATCCCCACGCCGCGCCACTGCAGCGTGCTCGGGTCGCGCTCAATCGGGTGCAGCATGGGGATACCACTTCGAGAATCGGCCCAGGTACTCGCACCGGACCAGGTTGTTTAGCTTCGCCGCCTGCAGGTGGATTCCGGCAGTACGGCCGGCGCATTCAAACCGCGCGGCCACTGCCTGCCGGCTGCAGCCTGGGTTATCGCGCACGAAGTCGGCCACCTCTTGCACGCGCTTGGTAAGCGGCGGGATCTTCGCTCGACGGGTGAACGGGCTGGATACCGTCCGGACAATCGCGGCCATCGCGTTCATTCGGCCCTCGCATCTTCGACAAGCTGGCGCAGGATCAGCGCTGCCTCTCGTCGAATATCTCGGTTGTCTTCCGGCTCCTCTAGGCGTGAAGCAATCCACTCCACGAAGTGCAGCCGGTGCTGTGCTCTCTGCCGCAAAGCGGCCAGGGTGTCGTCGTCCATGCAGCGATGATGCCCCGTCGTCAAGCGGCGCGGTATAGGGACAAACCCGGGGTGGCCTAGGTAGGGTTTCCACCGATGCCAAAGTGCTAGGCGGCCGGTAGAGTCTCGACATCGGCCCATAGACACCCCGCATCTGCGGCGGGCCGGAAGGACAAAGCAATGGCCACGACGTTCAAGCATGGGGCGCGGATGAGCTGGGAGACCTACGCCACGGTATCGCACATCGATCCGCTCAGCATCAGCGTGTCGGCCGACAACGGCCAGGGAAAGCCGGTGCGTATCGGCTTCACGAGCGAAACGACGGCCTCCGTCTTCAAGCTGACCGCCGAGCGCGCCCGCGAGTTGGCCGCTGAGTTGCTCGCCGCCGCCGACAGTCTGAACACCATCAAGGAGGCTGCATGAGCCACATTCACGAAGTCGCGGAAGCCGAGCGCCAGCGCGCTATCTACGAAGCCGAGCGCGGCACCGGATACGTGACGGCATCGCCCGTCGTCGTCGGCTACGTCAAGCCGGCCCCGGAAACTGACATCGAGGCCCGCGCCCGCCTGGCGCAAGAGGTCGGCCGGTTGGACGCGGAACTGCGCCAAGCCCGCGCTGCCGCAACGAATGCGGCGCACGGCGATGCTGTCACGGCGCGCAAGCTGGGCGGTGATCCGATCACGCTGTCCGTGCGCGGTACGGACGTCACGTTGTTGATTGTCTCTGATGGCGACGAAGAAGATGACTGGTACATCGGCGGTCTTTGGACGGGCCTTGATTGGCTCGAATCCGACCTGCTCGACGAGCAATGGATGGACGATGCCATCAAAGCTGTACGCGCCGTTTGGCGTGACGATGAGATTGATTCCATCCCTGCACGGTACATGGTGGATTGACATGAAGCCTACCCCCTTGCGCCGCTTGAACCCGTCCCGCCGCCTGATGCGCGACTACGGCCGGGCGTGGACTGCCACGAACTTTGGCCGCCTGATCGAGCGCGCAGTCTGCATCGCCTGCGTATGCGCTATCGGCGTGATGCTTGCCAGGGCCTGTGTGCCCGTTTAGGAGTTGACCATGTGGCCTGCTGACGATATCGGCGCTGGTTCGCGCAAGTATCACGACACCATCCCCATCATCCGCTGCAGCGGCGGTAGCTGCTGCCAGGGTCGTCGGCCCTGTCAGACGCCCGAGGCGTGCCAGGTGCCCGAGAGCGAGGGGCGCGGCGTGGTGGCCGGGGCGATCTACGGGCTGGTTGCGTGGCTGGCCGTGGCGCTCTGCTTTGCGGTTGTCACGCTGGGGTCGCTGTGAACGCGCCGCCGGGCTGGAAGTTGGTGCCCATTGAGCCGACTATGGCGATGGTCGTCGCGGGAGGGCATGCGCTGCTAGCCGCGAGCTTTGGCGATCTAGATGGGGCCGAGTCCGAAACGCACGCAACGTACAAGGCGATGCTTGCCGCAGCGCCGCACGATGCTAGGGTTTCCCCCGATGCGCAGTAGCACTACAGCCGGCAACATAGCTGCATGAACACGCCAAACCGCTACCCCGCCGTGCGCGCAGCCCTTGCGCCGCTCCCGATGCCCAGCATGCTGCGATTTCAGCGGCTGTGCCGGATCGAGCTGCACAAGCTCACCAACGAAATCGGCCAGCGGTACGCCGCCGAGCAGGCTGCAGGGCAGGGCTTCAACTGATGGACGCGCTCGCGCTCTGGATCTCTGAAGCCGTAGCAGAACTGTCGGACATTGACAGCAAGGATTGGCGCGGCACAACGCATGAGCGAGCACTAACTTTCGCGCAAACCCGCGCCGCTGCTTGTCAAGAGGCTGACGGATGTTTTTTCGGCAGCCGACTTCAAGCATTGGAGCGGTTTATCAGCGAAGTGCCCACTAACCAAACCGTTTGGCACTGAAAACCACGCGGACAATGACTGATATCGGCTGTTCTTCGGCTTCGCCTGCGACCAGCCATCGAATCCGGGGTTAGCTCTCCCCCGGACCCCTCTCAGAAAGTAAGGGTAAAACCATGCACGTTTACAAAGCCATCAACGCTGTGCAAGGCGATCTTTGCAAAACCGGCATCACAAAAGAGCGCAGCAATGCGCAGCAGGGCTACAAGTTCCGCGGTATTGATGACGTGTTCAACGCCCTCTCCCCGCTGCTGGCGAAGCATGGCTTGTGCGTTCTCCCGCGCTGCACCAGCCGCGAAGTGGTGGAGCGCGTCAACGCAAAGGGCACGGCGCTTTTCTACGTTACGGTCTGCGCGGAGTTCGACTTCGTGGCCGCAGAAGATGGCAGCAAGCATACGGTCGTGACCTACGGCGAGGCCATGGACAGCGGCGACAAGGCCACCAACAAGGCCATGAGCGCGGCGTACAAATACGCCTGCATGCAAGCCTTCAGCATACCGACCGAGGGCGACAACGACGCCGACGCGCAGACGCACGAAGTGCAGGCAGCCGGCCCGAATCGAACCCTCGTGATGAAGGTGCAGCGCGCCATCGCTGAACACGTCGCAGAAGAACGCGACCTTGGCGTGATCGAAGAATGGGACGGCGCCAAAGAGCAGGGCGAAGACTTCGCCTCGTTGGTTTGGGCTGGCCTGACAACCCCGCAGCGCGACAAGGTGCGCGCACTCTCCAACCGCAAGAAAGAAGCCGCATGAAGATCACCATCGAACACCACACCGACCAGTTCAACGTGGCACTGACCGCGAACGGCGAGGAGCCGTTTCTTGTCGTCAAGGGCTGCCGCATCGTGCAGGGCCAGAACGGGCCGTTCGTTAGCTGGCCCAGCCGCAAGCTGGACAGCGGCAAATACTGGCAGCATGTCTACGTGTCGCGCGCCTTCGGCGACGCTGTGCTGTCGGCATATAACAAGAGCAAAGCCGCCGAAGCGCCGCCCGTGCGCAAGGCACCGCCGAAAGCCGCGCCGGCTGACTTTGAGGATTCGATCCCGTTTTGATCGTGCAAAGCCGCAACAAGCCCGCACCCACCGCCGCCGAGCGTTGCCATATCGAGCGCATCAAAGCGATGGCTTGCGTGCTGTGCGATGCGCCAGGGCCGAGCGAGTGCCACGAGATAGAGCAGGGCAAATGGTTTCTATCGGTCCCGCTGTGCCCTGACTGCCACCGGGGCAGCGTCAACGGGCTGCACGGCCAGCGGAGATTGTGGAGCGTGCGCAAGTGGTCGGAGCTTGACGCGCTGAACGAGACGTTACGGAGAATGATGGCGTGATCTTCCGCCTAGCCCACGCCGAAGCCCGCCAACGTGCCCGCGACGCCATCGCTCAGGCCCCTGAGAACTACGTCGTCACCATCAAGCCACCTACGCGCAGCCTCGACCAAAACGCCGCGCTATGGGCGTTGCTGACGGAGTTTTCGGAGCGGCTGGAATGGCCAGTCAATGGGGCCATGGTGCGGATGACGCCCGAGGAGTGGAAGGACGTGCTCAGTGCTGCTTTCCGCCAAGAGACCGCGCGCCTGGCCATGGGGCTTACCGGTGGCGTCGTGATGCTCGGCTCGCGCACGTCGAAGATGGACAAGCGGACGTTCAGCGAGTTTCTAGACTTCGCGCAAGCGGTGGCAGCCGAGCGATTGGGCTAGGGTTTCCACCTATGGCAATGGTGCGATGTGCGGATGATGATGCCTAACGGGCCGGGTAAGCTGACCAAGGAGGCGCTACATGAGCACCCGAAGCGATGAGATGCCAGCCGCCGACGCGGGTCAGCTTGACCCGGGTGTTAAGCGGCCGGTGCCGGAGCGCGATGACATTGGCATGCTGAAGGCCGCAGCCGACGCGCTGGGCCTGCAATACGAGTGGCACCACGGCTGCGGCGATGCGTTGCACCTGACAGCATCCGACGCGAAAGCGATTTACTGGAACCCGCTGCGCAGCGATGCCGACGCGCTGGCCCTGGCCGTGAGCATGGAAATGGACGTGTTCGTGCGCGCCGGCCGCTGGACTGAAGCAGTGCGCCCCATGGGGCCTGCATGCAAGGAGCCGCACGACGGCGACCCACTGGCGGCCACCAGGCGCGCAATCGTGCGGGCTGCGGTCGAGGTGGCGCCGCATACGCTGGACGCCGACGACTGGCGCGCGCCCAGCACTGGGACACGGCGCAGCTTTGCGTGGTGGCCGAGCCGAAAGACGCGTTGAAGCTGGGGCATTGCTGCCCCTCTGGCGAGTACCTAGACATTGCCGTGGACGATGCAATGCTGATCGGCCGGGCTGTTGGTGCTGCATAACGATAGTTTGAGCCGACAAGGAGGCCGAGATGAATGAACCGAAGCGCGACAGCGCCCCTGCCGAAGAAGGTCGGCTCGAAACGCCAGTTAGGCCCCGCGCGGCGTTTGAGGCGTGGATAAGCTCGCCGCCCTACGAGCGGGAAGTGGAGCGCTTTGGCGAAAACAGCGCATGGCCCGGGAACTACCGCGAGCTGGACGTTGACTTGGCTTGGTGCGCCTGGTTGGCTGCGATGGCAACGACCCGCGAGCGCTGCGCGCAGATTCTGGAGCGCATTGCCAACGAGCCGCCCGTAAACGGCAACGACATCGCACAGGCCCGCGTGTTGCTTGCTGTGGCGCAACTTCGTGGGGCCTAACGCTTGAGGAAAGCTGCACGCCGCAGGCGTGTCAGCTTGTGCGAAATGGTTAGGCCCGTTTTAACCGGAGCGAGACACGGCAGCCCGCCGTGTGGCATCGCCTCGACCGACGGGTTAGCCCGCGTTGCTGTGCTCTTTGCACGCGAGGACAGCGCCTACAAGAAGCTGCCCGAGTGCGAGGTGTACGACATGGCCCGCGATGCGCGGAACTACGATGGCCCGTGGCCTGTGGTGGCGCACCCGCCTTGCCGCGCATGGGCAACGCTGCGACACCACGCCAAGCCGCGCGCCGACGAGCGCAACCTTGCGCGCTTGGCGGTGGCGTTGGTGCGTGAGTTCGGCGGCGTGCTGGAACACCCGCACCGCACGACGCTGTGGGAGGCGCAGCGCCTGCCCGCAGTTGGCCAGCGCGATGCGTTTGGCGGGTTCACGCTGGTGATTGACCAGAACTGGTGGGGCCATCGAGCGCAGAAACGTACTCGGCTGTACGTGGTGGGCTGCGAGCCTACCGAAGTGCCGCCGCTGCCGCTGGTGCTGGGTGAGGCAACGCACACCGTGGGGCTGTGGAGTGGCCGCGACAAGGCGACATGCCGGCCGAGCATTGCGAAGCATGAATACGAGAGTACGCCCGACGAACTGGCTTCATGGCTGGTGGCACTGGCACAGCGGTGCCAGACGCGGGCTAACGCCCGAGTTCAGCCGCCGTAGGTCGGCTGGAACGAAGTGTTAGGCCCCAACGCGCCGAAGAGAGATAGTGCAACCGTACCAGGACTAGACGACGTGGATAAGCAAACAAAGCCGATTCCGACAGCATTGAATGAACACGACCGTCGCCGCCTCCGCGTTGCGGTGAGCCGTGCTGAGCCCCGATTCTTGCGGACGTACTGCTCGCAATGCGGCGGCGAGTTTGGCCCAGGAGACAGCGGCCTGTCGCACTGCTCTGACCACAGCAAGGCGTCGGCAGGCCCTGGCGGCCGTAGGGGATGACGATGAACGTACCGGAACTTTGTGCCGTGTGCACGCAGGCCCTGATGGCGGGCCAAAACGTCACGCTGTCGCTGCCGAAGGGCTACAAATGGCCGCACAAGTTCCCGCGCGGCGAGCTGCTGAGCGTTGGCACGAACGGCGCGCGGAACGTAAGCTTTGACCCGCTGCGAGTGCTGGCCTGGGTGCAGCAGGCTACGAAGGCCATGCAGGCAATTCACGATGGATTCGTACCAAATGCCAGCACTGAGGTGGGCGTGGGCCTTGGGGCCTAACGTGCGAGCTAAGCCGACCAAGGAGGCGGCACGACATGACCGAAGCGAGCAAACCTGACACGCCGACGCGGGTCGGCTTGAGCGAGGGGTTAGGCCCGGCGCCGGAGCGCGCGGAGTGGGTGCGCGCGTGGTTTGCCGAGCGCTACGCAGACTCTGGCGTGTTTGACGAAGGCGCGGAAGCGCTGACGCTTGAAGCGGCATGCCAGCTTGTGGCCGATGCACAGGCCGCAGAGCGCGAGCGGTGCGCGAGGCTCTGCGAGACGCTGCGCGTTGTTTGGCGCGAGGCTGACAAATTTGACTGCGCGAACGCGATCAGGTTTGGGGCCTAACG